GGATGTTGCGTCGATAAGGCTTACGGTTCCGTCACTGTTATTCTCCATGCGAAACTTCCGCCTCTCATACATGGCATCCTTGTAGTCTGTTTTTAGGCTCATACAAGCTCTCCTTTCGTTCCTAATTTAAAAGATAGCCTACGCATACCTTCCTCTCTCCCTGTAAAGTTTTGATAGATAAGGAGGCAAGCGTTTTCTATTCGGTTAAGTTCATCCCAAGTGATAAAGGGCTGATTATCGTAGAAGGTCTGCCTCTCTCCGATAGTAAAAGGGAAAGTATCGGAACAGATTCTATCCAGGTTAGATTCAAAAGCATTTATCTCATCAGCATAAAATCCGTAGTCTTGATAGCTTTTATCTGCCCCCATATCTGTAAAAGGAAAATCCGACCAAAGGACTACTGCCTTCTGCCGGATCTCGTTGATGTTTCCCTTTATTCGGTTATAGTCTTCTACATTAAAGAAGTCTGTGCTCTTCCAGTCTGTCTTAGGTGTCTTCCACAAAAGAAACCTCCCTTCTTGCCTTTATACTTCCGGATAAGGCACCATTATAATTCAAGGTATGATCAAATACCCGAAGCATTAGCTTATCTACATATTTATTCTCAAGATACAGTAAATCGTTGGCCATTAACCTTGGCTCTCCTCGGTAAGTAAGGCTGTATTCTCTGTCGGCTTTTAAGTAGTTTCCTACCCAGTCTAAAACATCAGTAGCCAGTGCGGTATCCGATATCAAAGGGTTCTTCCACTTTTCTCTTCTTCCGATAAGGTTTAAGTCTTTCTCCAGAGTAGATTCTTTTACGGTGAACTCCTTGCCGATTACCTTTACTTCTTCTCCGGATCCGGAGTAAGAGAACTTAAGGAAGTAGGTTCCTGTCTCGAGAACCGACACTGTGCCGGCAGCAGCCTGTACTGTGCAGTCATAGGAAGGATTGCTAAACTCTGCATGATATTCTCCGGGCTTAGTGCACTCCACTTTAGCAAGCTCCTTTTCCCCTTCTGTGCTATCTAGGTATTCTGTCCTTGTAAGCTCCAAGGTCTTTACAGATTGAAGCTGAGTTCCTAGAGGCGTCTTTGTTAGTTCCCTACCATAGCTAAGTTCATAATCCGTGACATTTCCAAAGCTTACCTTATTAAGGACTGCCCTTCCTCCTGTCCTTGGCAACTCTTTTTCATAAATCAGCATCTTATCAAAAGGCTTAAATTCATGAGATATGGTGAAGTCTTGGCTGTCCACTTCCAGAGTAAGCGTTTCAACGGGTATTCCGTTTACTGTGGTATCTATCCCGATTACTCTAGGATAGGTCTTTCCAAATTGCAGCTCCATGCCAAAGCTTGAAAAGACCGCTTCCATCTGAATGCTGACTTTCAGTTTATCTTCCGGCACGTATCCGATATCCACCTTTCCGCTTCTTGGTAAGAAAAGGCTTGTTCCATCTACCTTTGTAAAGTCTTCATTAGTGAGAGAATAATCCTTCAGAGGAAGAGTCTCTAAAATCTTGTCTCCGTTTGAAAAGTAAGCTTCGTTAATTCCGGTGCTCATCATCCTAGGCACAAAGGAAGAGCGAATCACAATCTTTCCTTTTTCATCCTGGTACAAAAGGCATCTTCCGGCATTGGAAAGGAGCTGTAAAGCTTCTCTATGAGATACTACAGGGATAGGGTTCTTTATCTTTACGGCCTTAAGGTACTCATCAACATAAAACTCGCGTGGATCTACACCCGCATCGGTAAAAACATCGTGGCAAAGATCGTATAGGCTTATCCCCTCCGGACGATACAATCCTTTCCTATACTTCCCTGTAAGACCAGAAAGAAAATCTATCGCGGTAAAACTCATCTTGTCATCGTCAGAGGACCACTCTTTAAGCTTCAATGTTCCTATTTGCAGCCATTCAATTCTTTCCCCGACTTCTTGCCCGGTAAAGGCCTGTACCTTCTGGCCAAGCTCCAAGAAATTTACGGTACTCTTTTCGTTTTCTATGTCGTATGCCCTGTCTTTATTATTTACGCTCAGCCTAAAGTCAATTGTAGAGAGCGCCTCCATGATGGGGCTGATATGCTCTTTTTTACTTGCTGTTAGGATATTCCGTTCGTTAAAGTAAATTCCTATGCCCATAATGATTTCATGGATATGCAGGAAGGCTTGTCCGTTTACCATTCTCTCCGGATGGATAGTAAGAGAAGAAACCCCTTGGAAAACATCCTCACAGACATACTTTCCTGCTTTGTTTCCTCTCACTTCTTTCCGAGCGTTATCGGTAATTATCGTAAAATCAACCGGATACGCTTTTCCGAAGTCTATAGTGATTCCTCTTAAATCGTAGGGAATGGGGAATGTAAATCGCACGTCTCCCATGATATCTTCCGAAACGATTCCTTGATTCAGTACACAATCCGACTTCTCCCTCGGAAGGAAATACATCCGACCGTCTACGGTGCTATAGTTCTGTTCCGTAGTTGCATATAGAGCATCTACAACATAGTTATTAAGAGGCTTCGACAGATTGCTAAAATAAGCTGTCTCAGAGCTCACTTTAGCACTGCCCTGCGCCTCTTGATTAATAACTCCAATATTTACCCTCATTAGGGTATGCCCCCGGAGGGGCTTTTTCATTTCTTCTTTGTATGCACTTGTTACTTGAAGCATAGCCCCTCCCGGTTAGTTTATACCACAATCAGTGATATTTACCTTACAGTCTCGATACGTGGTAGGCAGACCCGATTTATCGAAGGCTATCGGCGTGGCCGTTCTGTTTCCCGGATACATCCGGATAGTCTGAAACCTGTTGTGGACCATATCAGGGATTTTAGCGACCACTACGAATTTGTCGAACTCTTGCAGCATTTCTGCCCAAGTCTTTGCGTCCAGGATTTTCCACTGTAGGGCATCGAATTTGTGCTGATCTCTTCCAACCTTCTGACCAATAAGCTCACCCTTCGCGTTCTTTCCGGCGGACACATTGGTAGCAACTAAAAGATTGCCGCCAATATCCGGAGCAGGAAATTCTTTCCCGTTGATTGTTATCGTTGCCATATTACCCCCTTAAGCTGTAACCGCTTCGGCCTTCCAAGTCGGTAAGCCTTTGTTTTATCTCTCGAACATCCACATAGACCGTTAGATCCATAGCTTCAATCTGCTCAGAGATTCTGGACAGAAATGCAATCATCCGCTCAAGCAGTTCATCCGAGACCCCGGTGTTTGAAGCCAAGCTGACTGCCCGATTAAGTAGCTCCTCCAGTTTGTTCTCCGGAGCAACAACTTCACCGTAGTGCCTGTTATCCCCAATCATGGCAAGTTGAGGCGTATTCGCCTTTACGAATCCTCCTTCTGCAAGCTTAGGAATGCTGACGGTATGGATGTTCGGTATATGCAGTCCGAAGCTGTTTCCACCGATCTCAGGCACCCAGTCCGGAATGTCAAAGCTGATGGAATTCAACGCATTAATCATGCCGTTGATTGCATTAATCACTCCGTTGGCCATCGACTCGACTCCACTAAGGATTGTATTTATCGTTCCTTTGATTCCGTTCCATATACCGGTAAAGCAGTCTACAACGAAGGTCTTCATTCCGTTCCACAGCTTTTCCCAGTTTTCCTTTACTCTGTCAAGCGCTGTGGAAATTCCGGTCTTGATACTTTCCATCTTCTCTGTGAGAACCGACTTTATTCCTTCGAATATCTTTTTAAAGAACTCGGATACCGCTTTCCAGTTGGCTTCCCAAGTTTTCTTTACATTTTCCAGTGCGGCGGTGAGCGCGGCATGAATAGTTTTCAGCACTATCTCTAAAATACCTTTTATGGCTTTCCAGATACCGTCAAATATCGCTTTAATGCCGTTCCACGCTCTATCCCAGTCTCCTGTAAAGACACCGATAATGAAATCCATAAGGCCGCCGATTGCAGCTAACACTCCATCAATTACCGTCCCCACTCCGGATAAGAAAGCAAAGAACGCCGAAACAGCAATATTCAAGGCGTTTCCTATTTGCTGAACTGCCGTCTCAACGAACCAGAGGACAAAAGGTTCAATTACGTGCCATACCGTTTGGATGCATTCAGATATTTTCGAGAACATCTCCTCGGCCTTCGGCATTAATGGTGCAAGGACGTCATCTTTAAATGCCGTGAACTTGTCTGCCGCCTTTTGAATAATCGGGAGAATATAGGTGTTGAAGGCGTTAAGAAATACACTACCAATATTCGTTATTGCGTCTCTCAGCGTCGTAAAAAGCGGATGTATCGAGCCGTCATAGATACGGACGATTGTATCCCCGAACATATGGAATACTTCTGCCAGGTCGTTAAATATCTGCACCGCTGGCACAGATAAGTTATTCAAGGTCTCTATTACCTGGTCTTTTAACTCTGTAATAGGAGTCAAAACAACGTCCAGGATATCCCGGAATACACTCTCAGAGAGAATAAGAATCGTTCCAAAAGTATCCGCAAAAATGCTGATTAAATCCGCACCTATCTGCTTAAAGTTATCACCCCTAAACACGGTGAATATATCTGCGAGGGCGGTTATGAAATTGGTTTGAATATCCACGATGGAGCCCTCGATATCAAACATCTTTACGATACCGCTTTTTATCCGCTCGCTATTCTGGCTCAAATATTTATCTATGGAACCAACGAGAAAATCGGCAAAAGAAAAGCTGATGCTTAAGCCGGCACCAGCGATTTTTCCGAGGGACACTACAACCTTCTCTGCGAATGTATTTGCCGCGGATAAGACCTCCGGGGATGTAAAAATACCCTTCAGGCTTTTTCCGATTCCCTCAATGTGAGATCCTATAGAGTTTAAAACCGATAAGTCTCCAAGTCCTTCCCAGAATCCGGACATAAAAAGATTCTTAAGTTCGTTGAACTTATCAACGATTCCCTTCAAATGCTCATCAATCTTAGCTGTGCCGGCTTCCATTGCACCGGTATCGAAAGACTCCACAGGGAAGTCAGCACCGCCTCCCCCACCACCTTCTCCACCACCTCCACCTCCGGAGGAATCGTTCTGATCAGATAGGATATTTAACTCATCAATGCCTGTAGTCGCACTCTTTATATCTTTAGCAGCCTTTTTAGCTGCCCCGCCTGTTTTCCCTAAAGCTCCACTCGCATTGTTCGCGCTCTTTGCTACGGCATCCGTGCCGGCTGTTACACCTTTAGGATTGATATTAGCCTTTGCGGTCCCTCCAAGCATAGAGAAGAAGCCTTTTAAAGCATTCATGGCGGTTAAGATTCTTTCGATTAGCACGTTCAGCATCCTAATCACAGGACTTAGTACGGCGATGAGCCCGTTACCGATGGAGGCCTTTAAGCTGTCAAACTGCAGGGACAAAAGCCTTACCTGGTTCGCCCAGCCGTCCGACGTTCTCATGAAGTCTCCGGAAGATGCGGATAGCTGATCTTGCACGAATTTAAACCGTAAAGCCACTTTTTCAGCCTCGGACATCTCCTTCGTTGTCTTGCCAAAACCATTGGCCAAAGCAAAGGAATCCAGCGCGCTCTGCGTCATTACAACACCCAAAGACTTAAGGCTTTCTGTTTCTCCGGTAAACACGGATTTCAGCTTGGTATAGGCTTCGTCTTGACTCATGTTGTAGAAAGACGCTACGTCTCCGGCAAGGCCTGTTAAAGCTGTGGCCATGTCATAGGCTTGTCCCTCAGAGAAGCCAAAGGCCTTACCCATTGCGCCGAAAGTACCGGTAAAGTTCTTGGCCATTGTTTCAGAAAGACCGAACTGAGCTGCAGCATTTTTTGCGAAACTATCAATTTGTTTATTCATCGTAGGAAAGACGGTATCTACTACGTTTTGCACTTCAGCCAGGTTAGACCCTAACTCCATGCATTCCTTACCAAAGGATATAAGCTTTCCTACTGCAAAAGCTCCGGCAAGCATTTTCCCGGCATTAGTGGCAAGCTTCGTTATACTGTTTAGACCGCTTTCGAACTCGCCTTTATTTAGGACTAGATCTAAGCCCACCTGGCCAACACTATCTCCCATTTATACCTCCTTTCCTACGATAAAATTGAAAATATGCGGGCTTCCAGCTTCCTCATTTCCGCAGCGTATTCTTCTTCAGACATTGCTTTATAGCGTCTCTCCTGCCACTCATCGTGTACTTTCTTTTGATAGGGTGAAAAGCGCTTTATCGTGTCAGCATCCGTCTCACTGCGTATCGAAATGATTCTTCCAAGCGCGGTTTCCGCAGACAGACCGGATAAAAGGGCAGAAAACTCTGCCCAGTCAACGGTCTTAAACTCTTTCGTAGATAAACGAATGCCGTACTGTGACAGGAAGCTGGAAACAATCAAGTCCCAGTCTTCAAACAGGTCATAGTACGGCTCATTACTCTTTTTCTTCTCTGTCTCCGGTGATAAGCTCAACTGCGGCTTTAATCACAGTAATAAGGTCAGAAAAGTTCAGTTTCAACTTGGAGATCTTCTCCCTGGATTCCTTCGGGAAAAGCGTTTCGTAGGCTTCGTTAACTTCCTTTGCGCCTACATCTTCAGAGTCCATAAACTGCAGTACCCTTAGCATGGAGGGTGCATCGCTATTTACTTCAATCTCTTTCCCCTTAATGATTAAGCAGCGGTTCTCTTCAAAGTTCAGTCTGTCTGTAATATCAATCTTCTTCATGGATTAACCTCCGATTCCCGGAGTAGCCGGTGCCGGAGTAATTGTCGGCTTACCGTAGCACTCTGCATCGAACTCCAAAGCATCGATTCCTGTGGTATCTCCACCACCCGGTGTGGTTACGCTGATGACAACTGGGCAAGAAAGCTTGGCACCGGATACCATTGTCCACTCAAACTGAGTCATTACATCCGGCCCAAACTTCCAAGCAAGGTCTGCGATATAGTCGTTCGCCTTGTCTCCTACACACCTCTTCCCTTTAAACTTAAAGGACAACTTCTTACCGGTCATAACCGCCTTAGACCAGCCCTCTGCATCCATTGCGAACCAGTTCTCAACCGTTCCATCAATCGCCGGCGCAAAGTTCTCCAGATCCTTAGGCGTTGCCATGTCCTGTGCCTTACTGTCCATGCCCTTAAGGCCGAACTTAAACTGATTAGAATGCACCGGATATACTTTTCCTGCTGTTTCTCCCATAATCATTTCCTTTCATAAATTACATCAATCCAGATAACGAACTCATAGACTCCGTTATCGTCAGTTCCTATGTCTTGCGGTTCCGGTACTGCCAAAGATAGGTAACGAACCACCGTATCGCCTATCTGAAAAGCTTTGTCTTTTGACTGCAAAAAATGAAAAAGCTTTATGGCCACTTCTTCCGTTTCCACAAAGCTTTTATTCCAATGAATTAACAAGGATATTGGAGAAATACCGTAGCTTGTATGCTCTAAGCCTCCTAAGGCCTTGATAGGCGTACCGCTGGACTTCCTATGATAGACTCCAAGGGATTTCTCCTTTTTGTTATCCAGTTTTCCGATATAAACTTGCTTAAAAAGGTCGGTTTCCTTTAGTAGCTGTTGAATGTATTTCAGCGGCAGCACTAAACATCCCCCCTCTCCTTGTAAAACTTCTTAAAGGCGTTCTTTGCGAAGTCTTGCTTTTTTCCGCCTTTTTCCCAGTCTTCAAACCAGTGTCCCTTGGCGTTGGGGTTTTCGGATGTATCGAAGCTAAATTCCGGATGATAGTAAAGCCTTCTTGCGTATGGCGTAGAATGTACAAGCCTCACTACTCCTCTATCCACATCAGAATCGTCTACAAAGGCAGATTCATTCTGCAAATTACCGGTTTTAAAGGGTAGTACTTGGCTTTGCACTACATCGCTATGCACGGCCTCTCCCGTCATGGCAAGGGCTGTTACGGCCGCCTTAGAAAGCTGCTGTATCCTCGGAAAGTTAATTTTTACTGCACTGGTAACTTTCATTATTTCACCTCCAGCTTGCAATAGTTCACTGTTCCGTCGGGATTCCTTGCTTTCATGCCGTGAACGATTTCTCTTTCCTCGGAAAAGACCGTTACAGTTCCTCCGGATAGGCTGGGGAAGTTCTCTGCAATGTCCCCTGGGAAGTAGGCCGTTCCGGTACACTCCACAAGCTTCTTTTCTTCTGTGAAAATGGTTTTTACGCTATCTTGGAAGTTACAAAGAAGGCTTAAATTAAGAGAGTGTTCAGGCTCTCCGTCTTCCGTTATCCCTTCACCGGTTAAATGCACCTCGATAGGAACCTTACAAAGGCTTTTGGGAACTAAACAAGGATACTTCATACTTCCTCCTATATTGCCTTACAGCACAGCCCTGTTTGGCAGAGCAAAGCGTAAAGGGAGCGACTGATGGTCACCCCCTTTTCAACCATTACCTTCTCACTGGAAGATAACTTCACGCTTGCTCCATTAAGGCTATACTCGCTTAGCGGCGATTCTAAAAATTCCGCGTTATCGTGCTTGAAAAGGGCGAGCTCTCCAGCTACCTCTTCGATAATCTCTTTTTGAAAGTCAGTGAGATGCCCAAACCCAATTCCACGAATGCGGTTATAGCTTAAAGTATCAATGTCCCTACTTGCCCTGTTTAAAAGTTCGTCTATCTTGTCCTCCGGAACTGCTGTACCGTATCTCTCAATAAACTTTGTTTTATCCAGGTAAGGAATCATCTTAGTTACCTCCGTCCTCTACGGCTACTGCTTCCTCATCCTTATTTTTTCCTTTTCCCTTTCCTTGGGGCTGGGCTTTCTGCAGCTCTGCTTCAAGTGCTTCCAGCTTCTCCTGGAGCGCTGCATACTCTTCATAGGACACAGTCTTGCCGGCTCCTGCCTCTACAAGGTCTCCATCATCATTGAAGATGTCAAACCCCTGTCCTAGATAGAATCCTTTCTGAGATTCCTCAATGGTGTATTCTTTGTTTTCTTTTACTGCTTTCACATTTCACCTCCTTAGTGCTTAGTTACATGCGCTGCACATCCTGCAACCTTTCTCTCAATCATGAAGAGATCCCAGTAGTTTCTGTTCTGGTAAAGGTATCCGTCTGCGGTTCTGGAATCCGTTCCAGGAGTGAAAAGAGAAATGTAAGCGTACTTGTCTCTTGCCACTACGCAAGAAGGATGAACCAGAATGAAATTAATCTGATCTGCATCGGCAGCGGCCACACATCCGTTAGTGAAGTTGTACTTGGTCTTCAAGCGTCCGGAAGGAACCATCTTCACTGTTACCTCGTCCAGGCCGTGAATGCTTCTGTTTACGGCGTTGGAGCTGTTTACCGTAATCATTCGCTGGATACCATCCGCTTCCTTTAACAGCTTGTTTACGGTCGGCGTAACATAGAGGATTCTTCCGTCTACAGGCACTCCCGCGTCATCCATCTTAGACATCTCCTCATCAAAGATAGCCAGGATATTCTGCGCTGTAAGCACGGTAGTGCTGTCGATTCTGCCGTGGAAATTAGTAAGCTCTGTATGAAGCTTAGAGAAGTTGTAGCAGTCCTTCTCAGGGATTGCCTGCTCCGTCTCAAAGGTGTTCTGGATATTCGCAACAGATAAAGCAAGGTTTGTTTCATCGATATCCATCGGATCTACGAAGAACTCAATGTCTCTATCGTGGGCAAGCTTCTTCGGCTCCCAGTCATTAGAGATAGTGCCGGCATTGAAACCTGCGGTTCTTGTGTGGTCCTTATAGCCGGATAAAGTAAGGCGAGGAAGCTTAATGGTCTGCGCATTAAGGAAGGTAATCTGCGGATTACTGTGCAGTAATGCATCAGAGCAAAGCTCCTTCTCATACTTCTGTGCCAAAAACTGTGTAAACTGTTCTGCGTACTGATATACTGCCATGTTTAAAATTCCTTTCTCCTATTCAGGATTAACTTAGTCCGAAGGCTTTCTTTAGCGCCTCCGATTCATTCTCATTTTTGCTACCGCCGTTTGCACCTACGGCTTGGAACCCTGTAGCCTTGGTATTCGAGGCCTTAAGCTGAGGGATATCCTCAAGCACCTTAGTCAGTGCCTTCTTAACATCCTCTTCCTTAAGCTCCTTTCCGTCTAAAGCAGTAAAATCTGCCATCTTTAAGACATAGGGAATCGTTTTAGCATCAAGCCCTAAGCTTACCGCTTGCATAGTAGCAAACTGTTCAAGCTTTGCCCTCTTAGCCTCTTCCTGTGCAGCAGTAAGACCGCTTTGAAGGGTAGCTAAATCAGGCGTGTTCTTTGCCTTTTCCTCTTTAAAGGCGTTAATCGCCTTTTCTACCTCTTCCTGCGTAAGACCTTGCTGTTTGAAGTAGCCTTTCATGGCTGATTCCTCTGCCGCCTTAGTTCTTCCCTCGATAATCTGCGCAAGCTTGTCATAATCAATCCCCGGCATACTCTGATTCTGAGACATTCCCTGCTGATTGCTCTGCTGATTATTAGGCTGCTGTGTTCCTTGTTGGGTGTCTTGACCCTGTGCATTGTTTTCCATATTCTCCTCCAGTTTTATGTGTGTCTCACAATATAGTTTCCCTGTTTTTACAAGGTGTCTCCTCGTAGTTTTACGCCTTCGGGCAATATAAAAAGCACCGCCCTATGGACAGTGCTTTAAAGCATGATATGATGAAAGAAAAAAGGAGAAAACACGTGATAGATTCTACTTCTAAGAAGGTACTTCACTACCTCTACAATCTTCCCGATTTTACTTTCGATGTAAATAAACAAACGAATACCCCGGGCTTTCTAAGCTGGGAATCTTTCTTATTCTGTCTTGATTACCTTGAGCAGGAAGGCTATATCCGTATCACCCGAATAGGTGAAAATCAAGCCTTTCTTTCGGCAGTCCTCACCCATAAAGGCCGGCACTTTCGAGCCTTTAATTCCATAGCACTCAAAAGATACTTACTGGACAAATGGATTGACTTAATCGCCCTTATTATCTCAATAATTGCCCTTTTGGGCGCCTATCGCCATGAAATTAGCGCGTTACTACTCCTATTAATGCAAGGATAGACAGGATAAAGGCCAGCTTGGAGAACCAAGAAAAATCTCTCCAGCTGTCCCATAGCTTTTCTTTCTTCATAGTTTCCTCCTATTTTACGATGTGGATAACCCCTTTCAGCATTTCTCTGGCTTTCTTCATGAGGCTGTTCTCTTCCAGATACTCTAAGCCTTTAAGTGTAATCTCAGGCCGCATAAGCTTAACTTTTGGATAGCTTACGTCGAAGGACTCCCAAGATTCCCCTCCTGCGATATATCCTTCTTTAAGAAGCATGGTCATAATCCTCGACCACATCGGAAGACTGACTCCCAGCGCCTCCGGAGAAAGCAATTTGCTATCCCATTCTTTCAAGTCCATAGTCGTATGTAGGGTAGATAGAATCCTGTAAATCTGTTTGAATTGTTCCATAATTGCTCCTTTTAAATACCTCGCCCATTAACTTTTTTACGTGTTTTTGTAAAATATAGGTGAGATCTTATAGATGTATTCGACGGCTCCTTGAAACCCGCTAAGCGGGCGTAGGCTATCGGATACATCTGTTTTTTTTCTTTTATTTTTAGGCAACAAAACACCACCAATCCGAAGACCGGTGGTAGATTAGCTTTGGTTTAAAGAATACTGTCCGGCAGGCGTGGCGTTCTCCTGCATCTCTCGGGTTTCCCCTGTCATACCGTCAGCGCGTGGCCTCCACGAAATTTACCACCTCAAACAGCAATTCTTTATTCGTTTTCATTATACTTCGTCTTCCCCTTTATGTAAACCGCTTCGTTGTTCTTTACCCGCCTATTAAATCGTTTCTTGCCTTCTCCTACGGCGGTTATGATAGAATTCTTGTAATTTTTATCGTCCTCGGAAGTAATAAGCCGAACAACAATGTTGATAGATTTATCCCCTTCTTTGGTTTTTTTGCATGCTAATGCTGAGTTTGTGCTATCAAGAAATACATAATCAGGATCTTCTACAACTGTCTTGAAAAAATCAAAATACTTATCGAAAAAATCTTGTCCTCGTCTATCAATTATGTGCTTAATTCTTTCGTCAGTGATAATCACATCATCAGTTACTATGTCCTTAGTTATTCCCTCATAAGCCGACCTATTTATTTTTCCTACAGGATGCACTCTGGGAACCCCATTCTTACTTTCCTCTTTGAGTGCGCCGCTTTCCATAGCACTTGACAGGTCTTTCCACTGTTCCGCTTTCCTGGCGTACTGCTTCTTATTCTCCGGATCCAGTGAATACTCGGAAAGTCTTTCATACTTCTCTACTTGGTGCTCAACTCTCTTTTTCTTTTGCTCTCGGTTGTAGTCTTCTGCTACTTCCTCGAGCTCTTCTTTGGTCCAC